AAGGAGCTGCCCTACGTCTTAATGCAAGAACTTAAAAATTATTATGGTCAATTAGCTGTTAATCAATTAAATCTAAGCGAAGAGGGTTCTGCTGTGAAATGGAGAGAACGCCGTGATTTATATAGTGCAACACGCCAGCAGAAGAGGACTGACGATTCAAGTGCAGCAGCAAAGATTCTTTCAGGAATAAAGTGATTCTTTGCAAATTCCGATTAAGCCTTACAATAAGGGCTACGTCCTCGTAAGAGTCCCGCAAGATGGCTGATACCTATGTGCAAGTTACGAATACTGGGCAGACTGTTTTCACTCTGCCCTTTAGTTCTAATTATTTATTGAAGTCTCATGTCAAGGTTTATAAGGGAAGAGATCTATTAGCAGAAACCCAGACTTCAACTTTAAGTGACGGAACAGATTATAACTTTACAAGTGCAACACAAATTACTCTTACATCTGGTCTTGCGTCTGGAGAAGAGTTAACGATTCAAAGGCAAACACCAAAGGATTCACAGTTGTCTCCTTGGAGTGATGGATCAAATTTAACTTCGGAGGCGTTGAATAATGCAGATTTGCAGAACTTATATATTGTTCAGGAGCAAGCAGATCTGAATGCTTTAGGAGCAACTAAAGCTATTGCTGCTACGACTGCGAGCAATACGGCGACAAGCACGGCAAATACAGCGAAGACAACCGCCGATGCTGCCAAGCTGGCTACTGATACTTACGTCCACGATGGAACATCTTTAAAAGGTGATGGAGTTGGCAGCAATCCTCAAGGTCTTGCTTATGGAGTAACAACAGCGACTAATGCCAAAACGGCGGCTGATGCAGCGAAGTTAGCAACTGATACCTACGTCCATGACGGTACGAGCCTTAAAGGTGATGGTGTTGGGTCTAATCCTCAAGGTGTTAAGTATGCGGTTGATACTGCTACTTCTACTAAGACGACAGTAGAAACTTACGTCCACGATGGAACAAACCCTAAAGGTGATGGAGTTGGTTCAAATCCTCAAGGATTAGCTTATGGAATCAATACAGCAAATACAGCGAAGACTGCTGTTGATACTTATGTCCATGATGGAACTGAACTAAAAGGAGATGGAATTGGGGGAAATCCTCAAGGTCTTAAATATGCAGTTACAACCGCCGATGATGCAAGTACAACTGCAACTACAGCTTTAAATAACTCAAGAGAATCAGATGGGTCGGGTGGTTATACCTCAGCAATTTCAAAAGCAGGGACAGCCAAGACTGCTGCTGATGCTGCCAAGCTTGCTTCTGATCGTTTAGTTGCCACAACTTCAAACGGTGGCACAAGTTGGACATTGACAGGTAATAACACTAATGCTTCTACAGATCCCAAAGGTGTTGGTTATGCTGTCACCACCGCCGAGTCGGCCCTAACCACAGCAAACTCAGCCAGTGCAACTGCCAACTCTGCTCAAAACGCTGTTGCTGCTGCTGTTCTTTATTCTCCTATTACAAATGTTTCTTCTATCCCTGGTAGCCCCAGTGATGGAGATTACATAGAAGTTGCTGATAGTACAGGAATTGAATCATTTAGTCCTTTAGCGTCTTTACCTTCTGGTTTTACTGGTGATAGTGGATTAACAGTCAGACTTAAATACACAACTTCAGGAACAACTTGGAATTATCTTTCTTATTTTTCAAATGATCCTGAAGATAGATATTTAGGTGTTTATGGAAAACATGTTCCTACTCAAGAAACTTATGTAGTTAAGGTTGTTGCTAAGACTGCTGCACATAAAGAACAAGGCAATGGTTCTTCTGATGGCTACACGTTAGGAGGAATTGAAGCTCCTCATCTTGAATTAATACCTGGAAATACTTATAGATTTGATCAATCTGATTCAAGTAATACTGGACACCCAATAGCGTTTTATAAAAAACGAGATAAAACTAATGGTGCTTATACGACAGGAGTTACGTCGTCAGGAACCCCAGGAGGGACTGGTGCGTATACACAAATAACGATTAGTGATGAAAGCCCTGGTTACTTGCATTATCAATGCCAGAACCACGCCTACATGGGCGGGTCGATTAATACGAACACTGCTTTAGGTGGTGGGGCTATTAATGATTGGCTGTATGAAAATGCTCAAACTGTGAGCGAGTCATACACCATCACCTCAAACAAAAACGCTATGTCCGTTGGGCCTGTAGCACTGGCAAGTTCAGTGACTATCACTATTCCTAACAACTCTGTCCTCGTTATTCATTAAATCATGGCTTACGGCAAACTCAAAGTTGATACTCTTACCTGGGACAACTCAGGTTCAGACACAGATGTCACGATTAGCTCTTTAGCAGCCAAGGCTGATCTCGCATCGCCAACATTTACTGGCACACCAACTGTTCCAGGTTATGCAGCTTTATCAGGAGCTACCTTTACAGGAGACGTTACATTCACTGGGGATGCCAGTAATGGGTTATGGGATAAGAGTGCAAATGCGTTTGTTGCGAATTTAACGGGAAACGTAACGGGAAACGTAACGGGTAATTGTTCGGGTACTGCGTTATCTGTAACTCAAGCTGCTCAAACTGCAATCACCTCTGTTGGATCGCTTACTGGTTTAACTGTTTCTGGGTCGGCTGCCCTTCTTGGTCAAGTTGCTTTCTCTAGTCAATTAAAAGAAGCGGTTACAATTTCGGCTGGAAAATTATCGGACGCTCCAAATTTAGACATAGAGGCTGGAAATGTATTTTATTTTACCGTAGCAGAATCAACAACTTCAACTCCTAATCTTAGATATAACGGATCTACAACTTTAGATTCAAAAATGGCTGTTGGTGATTGTTTATCAGTCACGATTATTACTACAGCAAATGCAAGTGCTTATTCAGCACAGTTAACAATTGACGGTTCTGCTGTTACTGAAAATTGGACAGGTGGTTCTGCTCCCACTGGAGGCGGTAGTTCTGGTGTAGATATTCATGCTTATACGATTATCAAAACGGGAACATCTGGCACAGTGGCTAACGACTACACCGTCATTGCAAACCATACAAAAACATCCTAATGACTGAAATTATTAACCATAAAAAAGAAGCCCCTCTTGCTGGACTTGTTGGCATGGGAGGCGGCCTTACAGGATTTGGTCTAGTTGGACCTGGGGTAACACCTCCAGGGCAAGCTAACTATGCTGACGGTCATAGTGGCTCCTATTCTTGGGTTTGCCCTCCTGGCGTAACATCTGTTTCTATCGTTTGTATTGGTGGCGGTGCAGGAGGTAAAGGTCAAGTTGGTCGTGGAGGGGGAGGGGGAGCGTGTGCCTACAAAAATAATATAACGGTTGTTCCAGGGACAAGTTATAGCCTACAAGTAGGAGCAGGTGGAACAGGTGGGCAGGATGGACAAGATTCTTGGTTTAAAGTTAGTGGCTCTGCCGTTGTTTCAGCAGATCATGGATATGGATATGGGACAGGCAATAATAATGGAGGGGGATCATCTAGCAATTGTGTAGGTGATGGTAATTACGAAGGTGGCAATGGTGGATATAACACAAGTAACGGTTCTGCAGGGCAAGGATCAGGATCTTCAGGTAACGGTAATGGCTCTGGTGGTGTTGGGGGAACTACTTCAGGCGAAGGTGGTGGTGGTGCAGGCTCTAATAATGGATTATTTATAGGAGGTGCTGGTGGTGGTGGTGGAGCTTATGGAGGTTTTTATAGTGGGAAAGGTGGTGGCGGTGGCGGTGGCGGAAATATTGCGACTGTTTCAGGTCTTAGTGCTGCTGCTGGAAGTGCAGGTAACTGGACACATGCAGGAGATGGAGGTCGCTGGGGTGGTGGAGGTGGTGCTCCCGCCATATCTGGGCATCCAAGTTATGATGCTGGTGATGGTGCCAAAGGAGCCGTAAGAATTGTTTGGCCTGGGGATACTAAATCATTCCCTGCTACTGACGTTGGAGACGATTAACCATGACACTATTTATTCAAGTAAATGAGAGCAATGTTCCTCAAAACGATCCTTGCACAAAAGAAAATTTAAAGCAGGCATTCCCTTTACTTGACTGGGAATCTTCTGCGCCTAGCGGTTGGATGAAATTTGAAAGAATAGATTCTCCAAGACTTAGTGCTTATCAAAAATACGATAGCCCTCAAGTTACTTACCAAGTAATTGATGGAGTAGTAAAAGATGTTTGGCATATTCTGAATATGACTGACGATGAAAAGAAAACAAAACAAGATCAAGTCAAAGCTGATTGGGCGGCTTTAGACCCTGCTGGGCCTGCATCTTGGACTTTTGATGAGACTACCTGTTCTTATCAAGCTCCTGTTGCTTACCCCTCTGATGGTAAGAATTATGATTGGGATGAATCAACAACTTCTTGGAAAGAAGTAACCTAATTTGCATAGTTAATAAGAATAGCTAGGCTATATCTACACGGCCGTAGAATTAATGCTGCAAAAAATTTGTAATGCTATGTCAGTAGCATCATTTGTTATGTCCTTAATGGTCGTAACTGGAGGAGGAATAATGTATATGAAACGAGTTGAATTTATGAACAATATGATTCTGACTCTTCAGGATCAAATGGTCGATGTAATTCAAAATCAAATAAAATTACCTGGCAAAACAGGCCCAGCTCTACCTTTCTAATGAAAGAATATTTTTTACCTGGACTACTAGGAATAGGGCTGATTTCTAGTAACTTAATGTCTTTGACTTTGCTATCTTCTGCAAATAAAGACGGCATACCCGATTTAGCTCGACTCCAAACGACTGAGAACTCGGCAAGTCAACTGCGATATAACCGTTCTGAGTCTGGTGATTTAGAGGTAGTAGTTACACATAATATGCACCAACCTAAGACAACTTTATTCTCTTCTGAAAAGACAAAATGGAATGGTAAGACTGACTATGTAAGGAAGGAATATATTGCTCATCACCCAGTAGATAGTGCAAGGCTTACTTCTGAATACTTGCAATGTATAAAGAATAAAGGCAGCGCAGAATCGCAGGGAGAGATAGTTGGAACCTCGCTAGTTACTGCCACTCCAGCAGCTAGCACTCTGTCTAATATCCCAATCATAGGTTGGATTGCTAGTGCGGTTGCAGTTAAGAAAGCAGGCCAGTTAGGGAAAGAGATAGGTGGCGATTTCGTAGATTGCTGATCGTGGAGCTGGATGTACCTTATATAAAAGAAGTTGAAGTTAAACAATTACCAGAACTAATAATAATTCCTCCCGCTGAAATCATTCCTCCGACAACTCTAGGTGAACTGCCTTTTGGGTTTGTCCCGATTATTGAACTTCCTTGTGTTGTAGCAAGAGATAAAAAGACAGGAACAGGTAGCGAAATGTTTAATGTCGATCCTAAAAATAATCTAGTTTTATGTGATCATGCTCCAGCTATGTATATAGCTCCTGATGCTTATGTCGATATTGAACCACCAAAACCTAATACTGAATTATTAAGGGGATTAGACAACGAAGGAGAGGAAGTGAAAGAAAAGAATAGTCAAAAAGACAATAAGGGTAATTCCAACGTAAACCAAAATCAAACCTCAAATCTTGATGGAGAGTTTATTGCAGAAATATTGCCGTGTCCTCCCCTTGATACATTGGCAAAAACACCAGTAGGAAGTTTAGGTAAAGGAGGTTTAGCCAGAATAAAAGGCTGGAAAAGAGACGAGCTTACGGGTAAATGTGAAACGGTGTGGGAAGGTTTAAACCCTTTAGAGATTGCGGGTAATTATGCACCTCAACCTACGGTCTTAGTTAATACAAGTGCCATTGCAGTTGCTAGTGTTCTTGCCGTTGGTACGTTGCAGCCCTATATCAAGATTCTCCAAAAACAAATTCAAAAGCAAGTCAAAAAAAGATCTAAGGTATTAGCTAAAAAGTTATTTAAGAAGAAGGAGGAGACGCTTTCGGTATCTCAAAGGAGAAAGGCTCAGAGGGATCTGAGGGCATAGAGTGTTGATGATCAATTAACGTATTAGGTTTTGATACAAGTTCTATGTCAGCACAAAGGACTTCGTACTTAGTTCCTTTCTTGAACCTAACTCCATTACCAAGTAAATCTGCACAATGTTTAGCCCTTCCTAATTCATAGGATAATCTGGCATCTTCGTGTTTTGCCTGTAAAAGGTTTACTAAATGCACTTGCGATTTACGGCAGTTACGCACACTTTTTCGATCCAGATTTATATTCCAGCTCAAACTAATTCCTGGCGAAAAAGCATAATTAGTCTTCTCAAATCTTTTTACTGTTCTATATCCTCGTACTAATGTTGGGTCGTCAACTTCTCCATCTCCTATTTCATTACCGTTTTCATCTGTAGCACCTTTTACATCTTTAGTTGAATAAACAGGATCAAGGAAACTATCAACTTTTGGTGTTCCCCCAGAATAATTTCCAGTTAAAAAAGGTTGAATAACTAAGGTGTCACCTTGGCATTGAACTTGATTTAATGATAATGTATTTGTAAATTGTTTAGATGGCATATTCATCACACCCAAGTTAGTGACTGACCCGCTAGAATTGGATATTGGATTATTTGTCATTGTAGTATCTGCAATTACAGGACTATTTATTAACAATAGTGCTGTAAATAAATACCTTTTCATTGGGTAAATGTTGACATTGTTTCTGTAACAGATTCGGTAAGAATATCTCTACTAATTCGGGTAAACGATTTCAAGCCTGGGCCATGATAACTTTCAAGAAGGTTTGTAGCTGCTCCTTGAGTGTGCATAGTTACCGTAGGTTTAGTATTAAGGTCAATCCCATGATGAGTAGTAGTAATTCCATCTACAACGTGAGTACCTGTAGCAACTGTTTTAGGTAACATATCGCCTTGTATTGATAAGTTCGAGCCACCAACAGAATATTCATAGCCTGTAGAATATGACCACGATTCTATCAATTCAGTTGTATTTTGCTTGCTCTCAGTTCTTGCTGTGGTAGACCCTGAATTAAATCCAGGAATAACTGGGACTGCTTGTGCTGGAAGGGATATAAAGGCTATTAGTAATAAATAACGCATCAATATTAGTCACCTATTGATAAAGAACTTGTGATAGATCCAGTCACAGAAGTTCCAGATTTACCAGCAGTCAAGCCAATAGTTCCACCAGATACGCTAGTAATTGTTGCAGCTAATCCAGTATTATCTCCTCCAGTATATGTAATTGTATCTCCCAACATTGGCAAACTTCCGACTGCTCCAGAACTTAAAGTTGTTGCACTTGGAACATCATCACCCATAATAAATGTTTCGCTAAAAGTTGTTGCTGCACCTGCGGTGGTCTGGGTATAAGAACCTGAACCATGCGTTGCGGCAACTCCTGTTAGGGAGTTATTTGATGATGCTGGAACGTCTAAATGTCCCATAGTTCCTGCTGTTACTCCAGAGCTACTCATTGAATAAGTTGAACCTATTCTTTTTGCATGAGAGTACGATCCATCGACAGAGGCTTGTGCTGTAGCTGTGATCTTATGGGTGATACCTCCAGCATGAACTGGAGCTGCTAATAGCAAAAGAAGAAATAGTTTTTTCATGCGTTACTTGGATCAGGTTTTTTAGTAATAACTTGCACCTCAGTTGGAGGATATTTAACAAGGATAGTGTGTGTATTACCTCCTCCACCATCGCCGTTTTT